GGACTGACGCCCCCCGCTGCGGCTGCGGTTTTTCTGAACCCTCCTACTGATTGCGAAGTATCAGGTTGGTGGTGGATGGAGGATGTGGATTGCTGGAGCGGAAATGGCCCTAGGAGCGCGTTTGATTGCGAAATGGACTGTTGATGCGGAACGGGGGTATGGACCGCTTAGAAACGAAAAGCCCCGGATGGGGGTCCGGGGTCGCTTGGGAGGGGTGGAAGGAGGGGGGGTGGTTGATTGGCCTACTCTTTGGGATCGCTCGGGTTCTCCATCCCGACGATCATGGCGCGGTAGTCTCTCATCCTCTTCCCTCTGGCGAACTGGGTGATGATTCCGGTGTTCTTGTTCCGCCTCCAGATTGATGAATCGGTTTTACCAATAGCTGGTTGTACTATTGTATCAGTAACAAGAAGCTCTTCTTGTAGTGATTTGCGCCAGACATTGATCTTACGCATCCTGCGGATTCCGCCATCCTGAATACCGATGCACTTGTAACCCATCTCGGACCAGAACTTGTTCGCGTCGAGATCGAACCCGCACCGCAGCGTCACGGTGAAAGCTCCGGTGGCGTAGTCCTCCATCGCGGCCACAAGCGCAGCACCGTACAGCTTGCGCCTCGCATCGTATTCAATGCAGACCTGATGGCACTTCACATCGGAACCAGTAGCCCCAACGTACAGGTAGCCGCAGGGCTGACCGTTCAGTAGGCCAAGGAAGATCCTCCCGTTCTCTGACTCACGCTCGAAAACACACTTCGGATAGAAGCTCAACGCCTCAGCGTTCTTCTTCTGAAGCGCATCAACGTAAAGGATCAGATCAGGGTGAACCTTAACAATCTGGAAGTCATCATTCATTGGCCTACTCCTCATCACCAAGGAAGAAGTCCTTCGGGTCCTCGCTCATCGTCACGCCGTCCGCCCATGTCAGCGAGCTAAGCGATCCGTTCAAGCGGCATAGGATGAACCATTGGCCCACTCTATCCCGAATCACCTCGTAGGCTCCGTTCTTCCACCGAACCACCTTGCCAGCCAGCACCGCTTCCTTGATTTCTTGTAACGTCATAGTTGTTCGTTGTTGCACCACCGCTCCATGCGGCGATGGGGTGAACCTACCGCACCATATCCATCGTGGTCAAGAGGGAAAATACCGCACCATGAAGAATTCCCTGAACCCGATTCCGGCCAATGTTTACGGGGGTCGGAGCGAAATAGGACAGGGCGGAGCAAGAATTGTCCGGTTTCCAAATCCCGAATTCCAGTTTCCGAATTCCGAATTCCGTATGGGGTATGGAGATTTCGGAATACCGCACCATGTACTCGCGGATCGCGGGGGCGAACATGAGCGGCACATGAGCTGTGTGTAACTGGGTGGGACATGGGATGTCGTACCCTGGAGTGCTATGCAAATAACCTGGCGAAGGGTAGGGGGGGGCACGAAGGAAGGAATGGCCCACTAAGGAAGGGAAAGGCGGGCGGGCGGTGGACACTATCGGGGCAAAGGAAAACCCCGTAGGATTGAACCTACGGGGCTTGGCGATTGGCTTGGATTAATTACCCGCGAGAGCCGACAGAATGAGGAGGAGGGTGAAAAGGAGACACAGCCCGAGGTAACCTAGGACACGGAGGAGGGGCTTCACTTAAGCTTCCTTCCGTCGATGACCTCGAGACGCATGCCAAGGGGGACAAGCTTCTCCTCAATTATCGGGCGCACTCGGTCGGCGCAATCGGCGCAGAACACCTTCACGGAAACGTACTTTTCACCCTTGCAAGCGGATAGTTCCACAGCCCGCCGATAATCTAGAATCACCCCGCAGTCGGGATGACAGCAGAAAATTGCACGGCCCACGGAGGATTTGAAGGCATCGCGCTGAATGAGATTGAAAGCGGATTTCATAGGTTCAAAGGAAGACATGGGCCATAGTTCCATCGGGAAGGGATCCGGTGACAAAAGCCCGTTTCCACGGGTTCCGTGACGGTGGAGTGGCCCGCTCTTTCCAATCTTCGGCAACGAATTGTTCCACGAGTTGCAAGGCGGCTTCCCGATGGACCGAATCACCGGACAACTCGTAAGGGTAGGGGATTGTACGGGTTCCCCTTTCGCAGGTTGCTTTGATGCGGGCACCTTTGGTGTCCGTGGGGGGTAGGTATTTGGTTTGGATTGCTTGCATAGTTTAAAGGGCATCAATTGCCCGCAGAACCTACGCTTTCGCATAGGCTCGCCGGGAAATTCAAGCGATCAAAGAGGGCATGTCCAAAAAGTGTTTTCTCCCGGTCCCGTGGGCCGGGATGTGGATTGATTGAATTCCACCCCGCGCACCCGCGCAGGCTAGGCAGTCGGCGCAGGGTGTCCCGTCGCGATCACTGGCGCACAAGGTCTCGATCGTGTGATGATCGGTGTCGGGAGTCACACGGAAGGTTGACCAGCCCATACTTCTGGCGATCACTAGCTCAGCGATGGAATCCACCGAGGCCATAAGAATGGAACGCCACCCCTGAAGCGATGGTTTGCGCCATTGATGGGTGTAACCAGTGTGACCAGAAGCGACGCCCGCAATTGCAAGCGCAAGGGGAAGGGGCAAATGCGTGGGGTCACCGTAGGCTCCGAAGCGGACTTTCCGGCCAACGAAACACTCGAGAGAGCGCAAGGGTGCATAGTTGCCCGATTTCCAAGCTTTCCAAATTCCTTGGGGAGCCTGCCCGGGGTTGACGTAGCAGGAACGTTCCACACCGAAGCGACCGTTTTCTTCGTGCCCGCGATGCATGCAATTGCCGCATATCAAACGGTCCAAGCCCGTCCGAATCGCTTCGGTAGGGGAAACGGATTTGACCAGAATCCAGATTTGAACCATGTCGCCCGTTTTCCGGTTGTCGGAAGGGGTGGAGAATCCAGTCGCGATGATCACACGGGACTCATCCTCGTGGAGAATGAAGCCGTTCACTGGAGACCTCCAATCGATTCGATGATGGCGACAATGGCCATGATGATCGCGAAGCCGATCATGGCAAGGGGACCGTGGAAGCGGGGGGGGATGCGTAGTTTCATGATTTGAGACACCGGCCACTATGGCCGGACCAGATACCTCCCGTCGGAAGGCATCGGATCCGGTCACTGCGGGGTGATGCGGGCTGCGACGCATAGTTGGTGGTCATGCGTCCCATCGTCGTCGTCGTACCGATAGTAAATCAGCCAATCGCCCGGAGGGAGACCGTCACCCTGTCCGAAGCGAACGAAAACCATGCACCAACAATCTTTTTCGGTGCCCGAAAGGATTTCATGGCATCCGTGATGGGAATCAGTCACGCCCCGAACCCAATCGGGCGTCGGGCTGATGGTTGCAATCGGAACGAAAGTTCCGGGGCGGATCCACCCTACGTTGGTGAAGGAAGCGAAGGGTTGTTCGGTCGTTGCTGTCGTTATTTGTGTCATGGAGCCGCCTATTTAAGACAGTACTCTACTGTTTTCCACAGGTTTTCGAAAAAAAGTGGCAAAGTGGCCTTTTCTAGGGGCGAGTTGCAGGAATGAAAGCGAAAGAGGAGGGAAAAGCGGTCGCAGAGAAACCCAGGGCGAAGATTGGGAGACCCCTCAAAACTCTTTCTGCTGAAGTCACAAAAAAAGCAATTGAAGCTGCCCGCCTTGGAATACCACTGGAACGGATCGCGATCGGTTGCGGGTTCTGGAACAACGGGGCCGGTTGGCAAAGCTACCTTGCCAGGAACCCGGCTTTCGCAGCAGAGCTGGAAGCTGCCCGCTTCGATGGAGAGGTTGAGCTTTCCTCCGTCGTCCGTTCCTGCGGACCAGGTTGGCAAGGTTCCGCATGGTTACTGGAGAGAACCCGAGGCTATGTTGCTCGCGCTCAATTGGAACACACTGGGAAAGGTGGGAAGGAACTATCAATTAGCGGGTCACTACTAGGAGCATTCGGAGGCGGGAGCAAATAGGATAGGGCGCTATTGGTATAGCCGCTATTTGCATAGGGAACCGATGGATCGCAGCTCAATGCATAGGACCACGGGGTAGGGGGACCACCCAGGTGGGGGGTGGGTGTTACCTTATACCCCCTCCCCCTCCCACAACCAATTTTATGGCAGTCAAGCAAATTAAGAAAAAGAAATCCCCTTCACTCGGCATGGGTTCGCATATCCCTGCATGGAAGCAGCGT